ATAAGTGTATTGCCAACACCATAATTGGTACCAGCATTTGAAATTGTAATTAACTTATCAGACAACAATCCCAAAGATGCAATGGTTGTGTCTTGTAGTGTAATAGAAGGCTTCTTAAAATATCCTTCACCCCTATTGATAATAGATAATTTAGAAATTTCACCGACAGTATATGTGTTTGCACCAGAAGTTACTGTGTATGTGTTTGCAAGTTCAGAAACTTCAAAAAGAAAACCAGTACCACCAGTGCCTGAGTTGCTGACTATCGCTTCAGTATTTAATTGATAACCATGCCCGATTGCGTTTACTGTTAATGCACTAATTGGTGATTCTTTGATTGAAGATACTTTTGCTTGTGCTTCTGATCCATCGCCAGATATCGTAATAATGTCGTCTACTTGATATCCAGAACCCCCATCAATAACTGTAACACCAGATACAATGCCAAGAACAGTTGAAGTTAAATTGTTGTTATCAATGTCAACAATAGTTTCGCCTGCCGAAAATGTTCCACTTACAAGTTTAAGTGTCATTTCAGCAACTTCTACTGTGCCAATAAAGAATTTTTTAATGTCAACTACGTTTGCAAGAAATCCAGAAGTTTCACCACGAATAGTCTTATTTAAGAATAAAAATATATCTGTAAGAGATCCAGTTCCTACGGGTGAAGTTCTGATAATTTGCGTCTTTTCAAATTTACCATCCGATATTCGAAGAATGTCAGTTCCCGGATAATAAAAATCAATGTCTTCATTGTATAAAAGTTTGAACAAAAATCTGTAAGATTGCTCATTACTTTTAGATTCATAGAAATCTTTAAAGTATTGTGCAACTAATTTCTTATCACCATAGTATGATGCAGGTATGCTAGGGTATAACTCTTCTCTAAGGTAATCAACGTATTGGTCAACAGAAGTTTCAATATTTTTATAATTTAAAATATTTCCTGATGCACGCCCAACATTGTCTTTAATTATGCTGATTTTTGCAGTAGCACCAGAAGTTTGGCCAGTGACAGTCTCAGTATATACAAATACTGTTCTTGAAGTTGGTGCGACTATGATAGAATTAGTCTTAACTTCTTTAATTGTAGCTAATGCGCCAGAAGACGCACCAACAACAGTTTCACCAACTACAAATGTTCCAGTCTTATTTGTTAGTGTTATGGTTGTAGATTGCATCCATTCGTAGTATGCTTTTACGAACAGCAAGAATCTTTCCGTATTAACGGAAGAATTTTCGCCAATAAAAGATTCTACATTTAATGACGGCTTGAAAAATACATCATTCATTTTATCTGCTTACTAAACTAATTGATTTGTCATCAACCATTGTGACTGTAATATCCGCATCTCTAATTGCAATAATTTGACCTCTCAATGGAAGAATGTCTTTGTCTTTCGGTGTTGCAGTTATTTTTAATGCTGTGCCGCCATCATTAAATGCGGTTGGCGCAAAACTTGTTAATACAATTTTACCCGTAGTATAGTCAATTGTTCCAGCATTGATAGAAACTGCAATGTTTTCAATGCCCAAGACTCTGTATATACGAATTATACCATTGTTGTCTTCTAAGAAACAATTTGCAAATCCACCAAAAGTAAATGCGTTAGATGTGATTTTATTACCAACGCCGAATGGATGAGTTGTTGGTCTACCAATTGTTGCTCCATCAATTGCGTTCGAGAAATTAATCTCATATCGTGTGCCTACACCCAATTGAACGTCAAGTTCTTTTCTCATTTGTGCTGTAGTTACGCTACTTAAGATTGATCTTTCAGAAACGTCAATCAGTCTAGATAATTTAGAATATCTAAAATATTTTGAGAATTGATTGATCTCATCTGTATTGTATGCTTTAATTGTGTCAATTACAAGTTGTTCGATTTCACCCGAAGTTGATATTGTTGCATCGGACTGATACTTCACAGTCGTATCAACAATAATATAAATGTATTCGGGATCAACAATTTCTGTAGATATAGTTAAAACTTTTTTAGGTTTAATTACCGAATTAATTAAATTGAGTTTTTCTGTTGCAGTCAGCACATCGCCAGTTGCTGGTTTAATTGCAATGAATACTTTTCCAAATGTTGGCGGCTCATTGTCTTCACCACCCCACACAACGCAAGAATCTACTGTCGCTTGTTGTAACATTAGAGTTTTATAGTCCTCGGCTGTTACCACACGATTCTGTGCTTCATATGCTTTTGGTGCGTTAAATTTAATTTTACTGACTGTTTCTCTGTCTGCACCACCAGCGGCTGGATCTGATGCAACAAAGTCAATTGTTGTCACGCCTGCAATTGCATCTGCATATGTCAACGACTCAATGTCATTTGCTGAAGCACCATTAGACACAAGATATTCAAGGACAACAATGTTGCCCGCATCTAACGCTATACCAAAAACACCATCGCCAAATTTAATTTCAAATTGACCATCTTCAGCTTCTTCAATATAATAAACTCTAGTTGTAGAAGAAACTTCAACTAAATTAGCAACTTTTGAAAATGTTCGTGTTGTGCTGTCAACTGAAGAATTTAAAACACTAACAGCCAATGTTGATGTGTCAACAGTTGTGTTTGGAATTAAAAATCTTTGATCTGGATCATTCAAATTCACAGTATATCTTCTATTGATATAGCGACCCTCTTTAAGAGTGATAGCAGAACTATATACACCATTTGTTGGCGATACAATAACCGAACTAGTATTTAAGAAGTTGTGTGTGACACCATCAACAGAACCCGTAAAAGAAGTGTATGCAGGAATAGTTATACTTACTGGAGAACTGGTAAGTGTCAATGTTGCAGTTCCGCTAATAGCGGCTGAGGTAACTGAACGTGGCGTATAGTTTAAAGACTTTGCCAAGTTGACAACAGAATTTCTTTTTTGCGCTGTCGGCAAGAATGCTTCAGCGGCTACCATGTTTAGGTAGAATGAATTGTAATATGTGTTATAAGCTAACAAGTCAAGCAGAACATTAAGTCCAGAACCTTCAAAGTTATAATCTCTGAATTGATCCTGTGCTTGCAAATAAGATTTAAAGTTTGTTTTAATTCCTTGAAAATCTAATGCATCAATTTTTAAATTATTGTCCGATGCCATTATGCTGTCCTCTTGATTGTTGTTTGTAGACCTGAAATACCAGTCGCATTTTTAATGGAATATTCCAACTTGATATCAAATCCATCATCCGAGTAGTTTACCTTTATGTCTTTTAAAGTTATACGTTTTTCATATTTTTCAATGTCAATTTTAAGACTGTTTCTAAGTTCATATAATGTAAATGCGCCATTTCTGGAGAACAGATAATTTTTAACACTACTACCATAATCAGGCATAAATGGTCGTGTACCTTTTGGTGTGTTAATTAAATTAGACAAAGACCTCCTAATCGCAACTTCATTTGTGATGGGACGAACGTCACCCGTCACAGGATGAGGTGTGAAATCTAAAGGTAAATCTTTGTAAAAAATAATATCGGCCATTTTTTTCTTTTATTTATGTATGTTATTCTACCGTTTTAGCGTCTTGGATCTCTTTTCTTCGCTCTTTTGCGGCTTTGGTGAACTCTGCTAATGCTTTTCTTGCTCTTGTTCCTGCGGCTTTATTTCCTTTTTCGTCAAACTTTGCGCTTTCTGCAAGATATGATTCAAATAAATTTACTAAGTTTTCGTGATTCGTCATTATTATTTCCTTATAAAGTATTGACATTTGCTTGACAGTATGTTATATTACTGTGTAGACTGTGATTTTAGATATCTGTTATGACTGTGATTGCTGTATTGGGTACTAGTGCAGTTGTAGGACTATTCAATCTGTCCTCTAATGCTTTTATTCTAGTGAGAATTTGGTCAAGAGTTGTTACATTTTTACTATCAGTAAGGACTAAATTTTCTGTTCCATTGAGGGTAAGAGTTTTGTCTGAAGTAATTATACTATGAGTGTTTGCAACAATACTTATACCACCTGAAGATCCAAGTTTAATGCTTGATCCGTTTGCGTCCCATAAAATATCACTTTTATTAGATACGCTTGCAAAATTTCTAGTTAGACTAGGTGTTGCACCAAAATACTCTGCGGCCGCTTGTGGAATTGCAGGAAGATATCCTAAAATTGCAGGCTCTTGTGCAGTCAACGCATCTAAGAAGAAGCCAAAAACCCATTCACCCACTCTAGGTGTCGCATAAAGGTTCGGAGTATTTAAAGGATGAATCGATAGTGCAAATGGTAAGTCTTCAGTTGGAACTTGATTAGTTGATTTTGCAGGATGATATCCAAAGCATCGTACTTTGCATCTTCCAAGTGTCAGAGGATCGTTGATATCTTCAACAACTCCAATCCACCAAACAAACCCATCTTGCCCAATAAAATTTCTCATCAATTTTCCATGTTCTTGAAGTGCTGAATTTCTTTTTCTTGGTTTTCGTCACAGACTTGTTTAGGTGTCTCAATTAATTCTGGACCAAAAACTTCTTCTTCCCACTCTTCTTGCGAAAGTGTAGTGCCCTGTATAAACTGTTTGAATTTTTTCATAGCTTGTCTAATTCTGATGTGTCTACTGCGCCTGGAGGAACATTGTCTTTGATCCAAGTGAGTAATTGTTTTTTCACATCAAGTTCTTTCTTAGCAGGTTTTCCTGGTTCTTTAAGTACCAAATACTTGAAGTCTTTAATCACAGGATTGCCCTTCTTATCTTTGTATGCTTTACCTGTTTGCGGATCAACAATGAAAATTGTATTCTCTGGATTATTTAGAATGACATAAATTCCGCCTTGAACAGTTGGCGGCATAGCTGTTGTCACTAAGTTATATACAGTCTGTGCCGCACCCGCATGAGTAGCAAGCAGAATGTCTTCTGGCACAACTCTTGCTCTTGATTTGTTATTCTTGATTGCAATCTGATAGTTAGTCAGAACCCAAGATACGTGAATGTTCTTCGGTTCGTATCCAGCTTCAAATAGTTTTGGCAAAACGTCTGTCATGTCTTCAACTTCTTTGAATGTGCTGTCAAAAATAAGATTTGGCAATTGCCCTTTTTCAGCGCCAGCAAGCATCAAGTCTAACGTCTTGTTTTTTACGTCAGTTGCACGAATAAGAACGTGTAGAATATAAACGTGAGTTGGAGTCTTAAGATTCAATTCACCCATTTTCAAATTCTTGTCGGTCAATTCTCTTTGAATAAGTTCTTTATCTTTCTGAGAAATCTTGTCGCCATACTTGGCAAGCAAATCTTGGGTTGTGAATTTACCAAGCGCATCTAGCTTTTGAAATGCAATCTTCAATTCATCAACGTCACGTATTTTAAACTCAGAGCCTTGCATGAAGTGTTTGATTGCAAAGCCTTTGCCCGAGCCAGCACCACCAGCAAGGAACACAATCTGTCCATACTTTGCGCCATTGTTATAGAGTATTTGTTTTTCTACAAGCTGACTTGCTTTGTAGTCTTTTAAATCTACATACTCTGAAAATTTAAGTTTCATTTTTTTCCTTACAGCTTAGTAAAGTCTACAACTGATTGATTCTGAGTCCCATCACCGCTATCAAACGTTATCACATATTTGTATTGTCCGTTACCTACCATAGCAACGATCCAACCAGTTCCATCTCCATCAATTCTTGGCAGCCATCCTTGTCCTTCATTTGGCGAAACTTCAACGCCATCTTTAAATGCTTGAACAGTATATGCACTTAGCGGTTTGACTCCTGTTAAACGAATGCTTGCAAAATCTGCACCCGAAACATAATTTCCAGTTTGCCCTGCTAACACTAAAGGTGGATAATTATATTGAATAAACTCAACACCCTCTGTATACGTAGTTTTGGCTGATGTAGTAGCTGTTGTTGATGCAGTTACTTGTTTAGGCACCACACCTTTTCTCCAATAGTTGTCAACTATTGATGTTGACTCTATGTTATCTTTATATCTTCTGTTTGGTAAAATCGATTCAATCTGATCTGATCCAAGTCCAGTATTGAAGTCAAAAGGCACAGACGCTCTGCTTAATTCCAACGATTTTGTGTATTCACCCAATGAAATTTTATGGGTTACTGACACAACAAAATATTTACCAGAATAAATTTTATCATTAGGTGGATTTGGATTTAATGGATCTGCTAACTTTTCAAAAGAACTAGGAATTGTAAAATTTACAATGTGTCCAACGCCAATATTATTTTTACCACCCTCAATTTCAAGACCGATTTGAAATAGATTTTTGCTTAAATGTCCATAGATATTATTTCCAAGCCACGCATCTCTGTTTACTGAATCATTTAAAGATGATGCAATTAATTTTCTTCCTGGAGTTTGTCCAGCAACATCATCATACCTAGAAAAGATGTTGAAATTATCTATAGTTTTAAATGAGTAAAAATCTGTGCTTTCGTTTTCACCATTTGCATACGACAATTTTTTCATTGCATGTGTTCTTGATATTGGATCAATTGACGTAATCGTTGTATTGTAAAGTCCCAACAGCATTGCGTTCAAATGATTAAAGTTCTCTCTTCTTTCATACTTGAGAGTTCTTATTGTTGAATCTTCTTGGTTTGCTTGTAGTTTTTCAGAAAATTTAATGTTATACACACCAAATTGTGCCGAATCTGCAATTAATTTGTTTAGACTACCAAAATAATATGAAGAAGTAAAAGGCTCATTTGTTTGTGTGTTTGTTGCAAATACTGGATTCAATCTTTCAAAGAATACATAAAAGTCACCTTTCGCACATGCTCTGTGTGTCATTGCTTCAATCGCTTTGTGTGGCATGAGTCCTGTAGATATAAATGGTTTTTCTAAAGTTATTCTAGGGTCTTGTAAAACCAAATCATTTTCACCACCCATCTCAGAAAACATAGACGATACTGCATTACCAATTGACATATTCTTATAGCTTTTAAATAAACATTTTTTAGTTGAATTGACAAAAGTTCTTGACACAAATTGTAATTGATATATGCTACTCAAGGTAGTTTGATCTACTACGCTTTCACTAATTTTGTGTAATATTAAATCTTTTCTCCAAATAATCACATCATTGCTTTTTGGTTTTGCAATTTTAACACCAATAGTTTCACCACCACGTATTGCAAACTTTTCTAAACCACCACCAGTATCATCAATAGTAATGACGCCCTCAATTGACGCTGAGAACATATCTTCAATAATTTCAATATCTCTGAATGCACCCTTTAAATCTACTTTTTCGCCATAAGCAGTAATCAAAAAAATCTCTTTAACGTCAACATCAGACCCAACTCCAGCACGGGTTACTGGATCTTGAGTTATTTCTATACTTGATTTTTCCGATAAGTTGGGAGAAAATCTAGTAAATGCTGGAAAATCTGCGTTTGTAGTTACCATTACAGCACTGGCCTTTTCACAATTGTATTTAATTCTGACGTTATTGCAGTAATCAAATTTCTCTTGACAACTTTTATTTTTGATTTGTTGGAATTCACTCGCAACTCATATTCATACTGTGTTTCTGATCGTCTTGCAGTTGAGGCAAGACTGTTATATGTTGTTTCGTCAATAATATCAAGGTTTGAATTGTAGTAATATTTTACAGTAGACATGGCTGATGATAAACTTCCATATTTTTCAATTATGAAAGACTCTAAATCAAAAGAGTTTCTTGGCCAGTCATCGTATACGCTATACATGTCGTTTGCAATCAATATAATCCAATCATAGTTTGGATCACCATAAAGTTTATTTGAAACCGTGTCAGGGCGATCACCGTTTTTTACGATGTACGGCGTAAACAATATACCCCTATAGCTTTTCAAATAGTCTTTTATTTTTATAGCCGATGTTATATCAATCGCTCTTAACGAATCGTATTCATCAATCTTATAATTTATTTTTGGGAAGTATGTGTATATTGACATGATTAGAAAATTGTTCTGCCTGCGGTTCCGTGTTCTGCTGATGCATATCCGGCTGTAATCAATACGCTCTCTTTTAGTGCAATTGTCATATTAACTTCAGATGGAAAATATTCACCATCTTTTGCCGATTCTGGACTTGAAAGAAATACCATTTTATTTTGTGCGCCATAGTCTAAACCAACATTCTCAATCATACAATACTCAGATTGAAATAACATAGTTATAGTGTCAGTATATTTGTCTTCAATCTCTCCAACTGTAACATTAATGTTGCCAGTGCCCTTTTTGTATAATATAAATTCTAACTGAACCATGTCTGGATATCCAAATGTCAAAGGCGCACTAGATGCTTCCGCGATTTCAGTTCCAGTTTCATTGTTAAATGCATCTAAGTTTAGTTCAGTTAGTCTTATTTGTCTGGCTTCCGGAGACAATGCGTCTAATTCTTTTCTAAGTTCATCAGCTTCCTCTGGCGAACCTGCGGAGTTTTCCAATGCATTTTCATCATCTTCTTTTAACGTATCTCCTAAATTTCCCCTTGGTGATGATGCTACACGAAATGTATGAATAATGTCACGCATTATTTTTGCTTCTTGATAGCTTGTTGGTTTCATATTAAATGGTATTTGAAATGCTCTATATCTAGGTCCTTGATAGATTAATTGCTGAAAACTGTTAAATAATTTTCTAGTCAAAAATTCTATTTGAGGTTTTCCCGATTGACCAGCACTACCAATATATCCAGCACCAGCGCCAAGAGCATTTGCTAAGCCCTTTTGTATTGCTTCTAAAGCACTACCTTTAACTTTACCTAATAAATCTGTAAATCCCGACAGACTACCTACACCAGACTCTTGACCTGGAGTAACACCTCCAAATATACCTGATGTTTCTTGATATCCATTACTCAATTGTGTATTAAATGTGCCGCCAAGTCGTATATAAATAGTTGGTGCTGTTGATTCTGCACCGGTTGCGTCAAAGAATTTAAATCTTGCCATAGGAATGACATATTCTGAGTGTGCGTAGTCACTACCAAATATCAGTTCGGTAGCTTTATCTGGATAATTTGCGGCATCACGTACTATTGTAAAGGGCGTTCTTGTTTCTGCCATTACTCTTTCCTTATCTTAATCATTATTCTATTTATGTCATACAAAGGTAAATTTAAGCCTAAAAACTATCAAAAGTACAAAGGTAACCCAACAAATATTACGTATCGTAGTTTGTTGGAACGTAGATTCATGGTCTACTGTGATGAGACTTCATCTATACTTGAATGGTCTTCTGAAGAAGTTGTTGTGCCGTACGTGTCACCCGTTGACAATAGATATCACAGATATTTTGTTGATTTCTGGATGAAGTACAGAGACAAAAACGGAGAGATAAAATCTGTATTGATTGAAGTCAAACCAGACATACAAACACGCCCTCCAGTTAGAAAAAACACACCCAATGGTAAACCAACTAGACGATTCATCAATGAAGTAATGACATGGGGTGTCAATCAAGCAAAATGGGAAGCAGCCACAAAGTACTCAATTGAAAGAAACTGGGAATTTAAAATCATAACCGACAAAGATTTGAGATAAATAGAACTATGATATTTGATAACATACTCATTCAAGGCGCTAGACAAGGCATCATTCCTGCAAGAACAGTTGCGGCAAGGGAATGGTACAGGTCAGCCGCAGGCAAATTAATGACAAACATAAGTCCTGGAGTTTTTGAAAAAAGAACCGATGAAGCGAGAAAAGTTTCGTCAATGGAATTTGGATACATGTACGCATTTAAGTATGATCCGAAAACGAAAAACGATCTACCATACTACGACACATTTCCGTTAATTTTTCCTGTGAGAATGGACTCTGACGGATTCTTAGGAATCAACTTTCATTATTTGCCACCAGTTTTACGTGCTAAATTAATGAATGCATTGTATTCCACACTAACAAACAAAAAATACGATGACACAACAAAAGTTAAAATTTCATACTCTATTTTACAGTCTGCATCTAAGTACAGATTCTTTAAACCAATGCTAAAGAAATATTTAAGAAGTCATGTGCGTTCTCAATTCTTAGAAGTGCAAGTAAATGAATGGGACATTGCTATCTTTCTACCAACAGAGTCTTTCAGAAAAGCAGACACAGGTCGTGTTTGGGAAGATTCACGCAAACAAATAGGAAGAACATAAGATGGCCGCCGATTCAATATTCAGCATTTCAAACTTTAAGACTGCTATTGGTAAACCAGTTCGTCCCAACTTATTTAAAGCTGTATTGCGTGGATGGGATAAAGCATTTGGTGACATAAACGATCAACTTGCCGATTATTTAACCAGAAACGCTGTAACAGATATTAATGAATTTTCATTTCGGTGCGAAAAAGCTGAATTTCCTGGTCGCACACTTGCAACATCAGAAGATACTGGAGGTGGAGGCCCTACATTGAAACTTCCGTATGATGTTACTTACAATGACATTCAACTTTCTATCATATGTTCATCAGACATGAAAGAACGTTTGTTTTTTGAATCTTGGATGGATTCTATTGTGGGTCCAGCAGGCATGGCATCTGGTCCAGGCGTTGGAGGATTAGTCTCATACTTTGAACACTATGCTAGAGGAATTTCATTAGAAGTTCAACAACTAGATGAAGCAGGCCGAATTATTATTGCATATGAGATGCATGACATTTATCCGACTGCATTATCAGCTATGAATGCAACATGGGAAGAAGTAAATTCATATCAGCGTTTTGGAGTTACTTTGTTTTATCGTCATTACACATACGTAAAATATGACTACTCTGTACCAATCTAAACTTTTTTAATCATTAACACCTTTGGAGGTATATCATGGCTTTGCCAAAAATTAACACACCTATCTTTGAATTGACTTTATCATCATCTGGTCAACCGGTTCAATATCGCCCATTCTTAGTGAAAGAACAAAAAATTCTTTTACTTGCATTAGAGAGTGGAGAAGCAAAATCAATTATGACGGCAGTAAAACAAATTATCAGAAACTGCGTTATCGGTGATAATGTTGACGTTGATAAGTTGCCGACATTTGATTTGGAATATTTCTTTATGAGATTGAGAGGCAAATCAATCGGTGAAGTAGTAGATTTACAATTGCGTCATCCTACTGGATTAAATTCTAAAGATGAAGAGTGCGACCACGCAACTCAATTCAAATTTAACATTATGCAAGTTGAAGTTCAAAAAACAATTGAACACACCGATAAAATCATCATTGATGAGAATACTGGATTGGGTATTAAGTTAAAATATCCAACAGCAGATTTTACTGAACTGGATGTAGAAAATCTTAGTCAACTAGATGTTGCATCTAAAATGTTAATTGCTTGTATTGACTACATTTACGACAAAGAAGAAGTCTACAAAAAAGAAGATTCTTCAGAGAAAGAATTGTCGGAATTTATCGACAATCTTTCTCAAGAACAATTTACTAGTGTAATGAAATTTTTCGAAACAATGCCTAAACTTAAGCATACCATTAATTGGAAATGTTCAAAGTGTGGTTGCGATGATGAAGTTACATTGGAGGGAATGTCCAATTTTTTCGCATTGTGATGGGGCATGATAGTTTACTAAACTATTACAAGACCAATTTTGCCTTGATGCAACATCATAAATACAATTTAGGTGATTTAGAAGATATGATCCC